TGGTTGCGTTGCTTTTTACGGGTTGTTCTACCGTATCCCCCAAGCGTTTGCCTAACTTTGCTACCACAGAAGCCCGATTAGACGCGGCCTCTGCTGTTGCCAATCCTGAGGCTAAAGTCCATATCGAAGAGGCTAAAAAGCAATTAGAGTCAGCCAAGCAGGCTTGTTTTGTAAATACCGAGGCTCTTGAGGAAGCGGTCAAAGAACGTAACGAGGCTGTTAAAGACGCCGAGATCTGGAAAGCTAAACAGCGTAAAGCTCTTGGTGAGCTATGGATGTGGAGAGGGGCTTTGATTGCCGCAATCCTATTTGCCGCACGTGGCCCCATCCTTTGGGTAGTTCGTAAGTTTATTGGAATTCCCTGGTGAAACATTGGCTCTTTTCAAACTTCCAGGGGCTTTTGGCTATTGCCACAGCCACTATCATCTTTTTCTTTTTAGGTCCAATTCTCCAGGGCTTTGACACGACAGCCGGTACAGTGGATCTAGGCTCTCTGCACGTCCTGGCTTTTGGGGCAGTTCGTTTTCTTTTCTGCACGTTCATGGCTTGGACGGTGCTGCAATTAGACTGGAAGATACTGGATCAATACGTCGACCGAGGTGCGCTCAGCGATGACTGGAAGGAATCGGGACCACGGACAAGGCTGTTTGTTTTTGCAGCCGTGTTCTCAGTTCTGCTACTGGCAGCCATCCTGTCATGCCGATAAAGTATGTTTTTGCGATTACTCTTGCTCTTGCCCACTCCAATATTTCTTTGGGTGATACGGATGCGAGGCATCGCGTCATCGAGACCGCAAGAAAAGCCATCGGGACAAAAGAAGCCACAGGCCGAAACGACGGGCCCGTGGTGGACGAGATCCTAGACTCCGTAGGTTTAAAAGGTACACGAGCGCCTTGGTGCGCGGCTTTTGTTGTTTGGGTAGGGGATAAGACCTTTACTCGCCCCCTCAACCCATACCCCCGGACAGCCTGGTCGCCTACAATGCTGTACCGTCCTATTTGGGATAGATCCAGAAAAGGGACACCCCTTAAGCCAGCCGACGTTTTTGGTATTTGGTTCAATAGCATGGGTCGGGTTGCTCATACCGGACTGGTAGAGAAGAGCGATGGAGAGTGGCTTTTAACTATTGAAGGCAATACTAATGGGGGCGGTTCCCGCGACGGAGATGGGGTTTATAGGCGTCGCAGGCTTGCAATCAATGTCCTAGGGAGGTCTTGGTTATGAGCCTTCGTATAGGGGCCATTGGCGTTCAAAGAGTGGCCGCAAAGCTCTTGGAGCAGGGGTTTTTGGTTTGCACACCTGTAATTGACGAGGGGTACGATTTGATAACTGACTGGAGAGGCAAACTTAAAAGAGTCCAGGTTAAGACCACGGCAGGCGCCTCGGACACCAAGACTCGAAACAAACTTAAATTCCTGGCTGTAAAAGGTCCTGGGTACGGATACGGAGCTCTTCTTAAAACCAATAAAGTAAAGACAATCTACAACAAAACCGACTGCGATATCTTTATTTTCTACCACATTCCGCAGGATGCCGTGTTTGTAATCCCACGGGCAAAGCTACCCAAGACAAAATCTATCTATTTCGCTGCTAACTCAGCCTGGCGAGATAACTGGGAAGTATTACGGTCCAAAGGTTGAAACGGCTTTTATTTCTGAGAAAATAACCATATGGCCATAGAAGATTCAGGACGCGAGAGAGCAGGGTTCAACGGGTTAGAAAGTGGCATGGATTCCTCTAGGGAGCCAAACCTGATCAGTCCAAAAAGCTACGCCCTTGGCGTTAACGTCACGGCTCGTGGGGGTACAGTAAAGACACGGCCCGGGTTTGTTCAGCTTGATTTGAAGCCAGATCCCGAAGATCCCGACGCACTTGAAGCGTTTCAAGTAGGGTACTTTCAAGGAGCTACGCTATTTACCCAGCCCGCCAATCGAGACGAAGCCTCTGATTTAGCCGATGCCGGCAAGGGTAAGACCTACATTATTGCGGCCGCTGGTGGGTGGCTTTACCGAATTGACCCGCAAACTAAAAAGATAATTCGAATTAACGGAACTCCTGGAACTGCAATTTCAGCTAAGGCTATATCCAGTATTACTTGTTCCGGCACAACCGCCACTCTTACAACAAGTGCTCCGCATCAATTAAACCCAGGAGACAAGATTACCGTTACCGACACACTTCAAGCACACTTGAACGTCTCTGAAGCTACAATTTTAACGACGCCTACTTTAACTTCATTTACCTATACAGCTAATTCATCTTCTTCGGTCGGGTCATCTGTTGGCTCTTATACTATATATAACCCGTCCGTCGGTTACGTGAACTTGCCAAAGTTCATGGACACGACGTATTACACGCTACGCATCGCCGGGGCAGGGAAGGCGACCGCGGGAGCAGGACTCACTAATAGCTCAAAGGTTATTGTTGAAGACCCGCTCCCGACTGGCGTTCTGCTTGGTAAAACAGGGACAGACTTTGCTGCCTCCGCAACAACTGTCTCGGGCGGGCTCGACTACGTCACCGTTTCCGACGGTGGAACCGGCTTCAGCAAGAACGCGAAAGCTTACGTTGTTGGAACTACGAACGCTTCGCTCGCGTTAAGATTTTCAAGAGACTCCTCCGCATCCGAAAGACCTTGGCCAGATAGAAACCACCAGACTAACCGTCATTACTTCTGCCAGGCCGAAAAATACCTCATCATTCAAGACGGGGTAAACGCACCTTTTATCTTTGACGGAGAGAACATTCGTCGTGCCCACATAACTTCTAACCCAGCTATTTCAATGGGTATCGGAAGCGGGACAGTCGTTTCTATCTTAGTTACAGACCGAGGCTCTGGGTACACCTCAGCGCCCACGGTTACCATATCTGCTCCCGGTGCCGGGGGCGCAACAACCGCGACGGCCACCGCAATGATTGGGGCCTCAAGTGGGCAGGTTGAGCGTATTACGGTTACAAACGCCGGCACAAACTACACATCAGCTCCAACGGTCACTTTCTCCGGAGGCGGCGGATCTGGAGCTAAAGCTTATGCCATTCTTGAGAACCCAGCTGAAGTTCCAACTGGCTCAATTATGGCTTACGGTCAGGGAAGACTCTTCATAGCTAATCCTAATCGTTTTGAGGTTCAGGCACTCGACCTTGTTGGGTCTCATGTAAACGTAAAAGCGGGGACAACAAGCTCTGGAGCCGTCAATTATCCGTTATCGGATCCAAGAGCCTCGGTTCTTTTTAATACAGAAAACACCTACCTCAATGAGGGTGGGAGCCTGCTCATGCCGTCGTTTATGGGAAGAATAACTGGCATGCAGTTCGTCCCTACTCAAAACACTACGGCAGGGCAGGGGCAGTTGTTTGTGTTTTGCGAGTTTGGTGCCGCCACTTTTGCTGTGACTGCCCCCAGATCGCAATGGGGTACCACCTCTGGCTTTCAGACAGTTCTCTATACCAACATTGGAGCTGTAGGTCCGGATGCTTTTGCTCAGGTAAACGGTGATCTATTCTTCCGGTCCAACGACGGGCTTCGTACGTACAAGAACGCAACCGCCGAGATGGCCTCGTATGGAAACACGGCGATGAGTGCCGAGATGAATTCTATTCTCGAGCAAGAACCTATTCATCTTTTGCAGGACGTGAGTCTTGCTTACACAGATCGCGGTCGGGTTCTTATGACCGCTTTACCCCAGGAGTACCAACCGGAAACCATCAACAGTAAGTCTAAGAAAGTATACAAAGCTTTGATTAGTTTGGACTTTAACACTTTGACAGGGAGTCTTGGAAAAACAGCTGCCGCTTATGACGGGATATGGACGGGCATAGATATGCTTCAGGTTATTGCGGGTGATTTTGGACGGAGAAACAAAGCCTTTATTCTTGGGATCAGCTGTAACCTTAACAGCATTTGGGAGATCGACTCAACAGCGCACGAGGATCGCCCAATCGCCGGCAGCGAACTGACTTTTTCAAACAGCCTCCTGTCTGGGACTTATCAGTTTACAAGTCTTGCCGGGACTCGTAAGGCAAAGTTTGACCTTAGCAGGATAGCCGCACTTGGACCGCAGAGTGTGAAGCTTACACTCAACACTGAAAACGAGTCTGCTGCCACTACATGGACTTCTTCTGCGATGGGACTTCAAGCTGTGTCTCTTACTTACGTCGTAAGTAATTACGATGTCTCAGAAGAAGCATTTCTTTCCGATGCAAGAATCCTTCCATTCGCAAAGAACCTTTATGTCAAACTTTCTACCCAGGCTTCCGGAAAGACTTCTGGCGAAGTAGACCTGGGCCCAATTAATACTACTGGCTTCTTATATGTGTCCGCGGTTGCCTCTGGAGCCTTACCCGCAGAAAACTCTTCTACCTTCTCGGTTGCTTTTACCGGAGCATCTTCTGGGGCAGTACCTATTCGTGCTGAGCTAGAAACATCGGCTTATTCATTCCGCTCAATGTTTGAGTTGAAAAAACTCATACGCGCAGATTTCTGGTTTTCAAATCTTCGAGACCAGACAGATGTCGAGGTGTATTACAAACCAGACCAATACCCCAGCTGGATTTTCTGGGACAACTTTTACATGTTGCCCGAAACATCAGTATCTATCCGGGCGTTAAGTGGTGACGCAATCGCAGAAACAGGATTGTCGTCGACTATGAGCGATAATATCTTAGCGAGTAAATCGGCCGTATTACACAAAATAGATCTGACAAAATACTCTTCTCGCCTTACTCGTGGCTTGGGGCTTCGTCTCGACTTTGCAACGGGCGAAACTCCTCCAGGCACCGGGTCTGCACCTTACCACATCGGCGTGTCTTATCTTGTATCCACACTAACACCGACTGAAGTGGCAGCTCTTGTGAATGGCACGTCTGACTATACAGCTTTTTATAATTCTTTCAGGACAGTAAACGTTAATCTCCCCACCGACAGAGAAGCCTCAAGGTTCATTAACCTATACCGACCTACCGGAAACTACCTCTATGTTAAATTATCCTACCCGAGAACTTTGCCGAATTCATTTTATGATGTGACTGTAACGCCATACGGCTTTAATCAAAGTGGTGCTACTCCTGACGCTGTCGACACAACGGGCTTCTTGTCGACTATACCGAATCTTAAACCTCAATTCGCTCCTCAGATCCGACTCATGAATCCTCGCGAACAGGCCGATCCTTTGACCAACAGAATGTTTTCACATGGGTATGATTTTCAAGGTCGTATCGTGTGGACCGGTGCAGCCACTCTTCAGAAGATGTTTTTACATTGCCAGACCCTGGTTGAGCAAGTTGGAGGGAATATCTAATGAGTAACGAACTGAACAAAACACAGTGGCAACAGCTTGACGCCGTTGAGCCGTCTTTGTTTCTCCACTACTCCGAGGTATGCGGCTCTGTGTTTTCTGAAGAACTACTTACTGAGCCAGGCACTTTAACTTTGTCGGGAGGTTCTACACTCTTTGGCGAACCCCTTACAGATCAGAGTGATACTCCATTATTGACATAAGCCAGACAGTACGCCAGAATAGGAGATTCCGCTATGCCTAAGATCACAGACCTACAATCATTCTCAGGGACTTTAAGCAGCACGGACGTGCTTCCGGTCGTAAACTCTTCGGTAACCAAGCAAATAGCTATCTCCGAACTTCGAGGGAACATCCTTTCAAGCGGTTCAGTATCTTCTCAGCAGTTAGCTACCTCTTCGGTTATTACCGATAAAATTGCAGGGCGTGCAATCAATGGCGGCAAAATAGCTCTAGGCACAATTCTCCCAGAAAACCTTGAACCCCGACCAGGACTTACAGCCGGTTCATACGGATCGAACAGTGCCGTTCCGACATTTACCGTAAACAGCCAAGGGCTTGTTACTGCCGCAGGCTCTACAAGTCTACGTCAACAGGTCAGTGCTAACGTCTTTCAACCCTTCAATACCCAAGTAGTTGTTCTTTTTAAGACAACCCACGCAATGACGATCAACACGCCCGTAACAACTACCTTTGGCTCAGGTTCTGCCACTGTTACACTTTCTCCAGCGCTTGCAGACGGAACGGTCATAGCGGCAGGTACAAGTGTTACAGCAACCTTTTCAAATCTTTCAGGCGTTGTCGCTAACGCAACAATATCATTTGGGTACGTGAGCTAACGCCATGATGGTTAGCATCGTCGACAGCGCGACATTTAAGCTGAATATAGGCACCGCCAACACCAACTCATACAATCTAAACCTTCGGAACCATTTTGTGGCTTCCTATCCCTATGTTGGGCCTGGCGCGACAGTGGAGATTACCGTACTAGGAAATATCGGAAGCACTTCCACGAGTGAATATGCATTGCAAACCGGCAGTTGGCCTGCCGGGACAAATTTAAAACTCATTCTCCCAGCTACAAGCGGGGGAAGTGGAAATAATCCTGCGAACGGGGTTATTGCTGGAAAAGGTGGAAATGCAATCACTACTGGTTGTTGCGATATTTATGCCGCGGCCAGCTCTTTTAATCCGGGAGGTCCGGCTATTCTATTAAGTTATCCGCTTACTATTCAAAACAATGGCGTTATTGGTTCTGGGGGTACTGGCGGACAAGGAATTACCCAAAACCGAGATAACAACGCTCTTGGTGGTCACGGAGGTGGTGCGGGCATTGACCCAGGAAGCGGCGGTCAGGGTCGATACAATTACACCAATGGAGGATGGGTGAGTTCTTATCTTGTTGGCGGAACAAGTATCGGCGTAAACGCAGGCAACCTAGGTCAGGGAGCCGGTGGCAGAGCGACTTCATCTGCTGTCGTAACGCAAGGCAACACACTAACAGTAATAGGAAACGCACTCCTAGGAGGCACAAGTTAAATTATGGCTCTACTCGCATCTACACTCCCAGCCGGTACAAAGTACGCAACCCCGCAAGAGTTGCTGTCTTTGTTCGCCGAAAACCTTTCCGTTCCAGCTTCGGACGCCAGCGTATTTGTTCTCAGCACAACGGCCCCGAACGATCAGTCCAAGATCTGGTTGGATTCTTCCACAGCCAATCCGACTCTTAAGATTTATAACGGCGGGTGGATTTCGATCAGCGCTCAGAACACGTTTACCAGCGGGTTTACTGTGTCGGGCGGAAACGTTCGGTTGATCAACCCCGCGCTCTCGATTGACAACACAGGCACGTATGCGGGACGAGTGGGTGTCGGAACCGAGACACCTACGACAAAGTTGGATGTGGTTGGGGCGATTAAAACCGACACTTCTATTACCACTCCCGCTTTGATTCACCCCACAAGTGGAACTTTAGCAATAACTGGCGGTCTTTCTACGACCGGCGGTATTACCATGTCGAGCGGAAGCCTTAGCATTACGGCCGGAGCTATTACCGCGTCGGGCAACATCACCTCTTCTGGGGGCACTCTTTCCGCTACTGCGATCAGTGTGGGCTCAGGAGCCATCACGGGAGGATCACTCGCCCTTACGGCAGCCTCGATCGATTCGGCTGGCTTGTTGACTGCGGCTAACATCACAACGGCTGGAGTTTTAACCGCAGGGAGCATCGTTCTACCCTCGGCAACAACGGCTACAACAAGTGTTTCTGCTGGTGGTGCAGCAGCTCTCCCGGCAACTCCTGTTGGCTATCTTCAGGTAACAATTAACGGAACGATTAGAAAGATTCCTTTCTACCCGAACACCTAATGACATTTGGCGAAATCAAATCTGAAATCGCACGCGTCGTTGATAATGGAGTTCCGTCAACGGATGCTCGCGTTGTTCAGCGTGTAAACCAGGCTCAGCGCCGACTTCATGCTATCCGTGCATGGCTGGGTACTGTGGCTAAGTATAAAGTGGACGTCACAACCGGTGTCTTCACTTTACCTCCGCAGTTGGAGTCCATTGTTCGTGTAGCCAAGAACAACAACGCAAACCTAGGCTCTGGTAACGTACTCCTTTGCGACAACGCTTATGTCTTTATTCACGATGACGGGGATCTCGTACCTTTAAACTTCGAACCTATCGGATCTACGGCCAACGTCATTCAATTCAGAATTGACGCTTCCGTAAGCCCCGCGCCCACAAGCGTTGTGGTTACGGGTAAAAAGAAAATGGTCGAGGTGGAGAATGATGGAGACGAACTCATCATTGCCGATCTTGAAGCTCTCAAGTTGATGGTTCTTGCGTTGTGGCGTGAAGAAAACAACCAAATCGACATGGCTACAAGTCTCCAGGCTAAAGCCGTGGAGCATCTTGCTTACAAAACGGACATGTCAGTTGAAGAAGCTCGCCGGCTCGTTTATCAATCCAAACTTTCAACGCACCCTGTTGGCAGCATGGGTTATGTCCGAGCCAAGCTCGGCTTGGATCTTGAGTTTGGTATCAAGCTTGAGGACGCAAAGCTGTTTGACCTGGTCAACAAAGCTCAAGATCTCTTGATCACTAAGAAGCGGCTTTTGCTTTCCTCTTTGCGTTACGGAGTAAAAGATGGCCTGGCCCTCCCGACTTACAGCTACATCGTTTCCGACACAGCTATGCTTCCCGTGTCCAATTACCAGATCGTAAAGCTTGTCGTTCTCGCAATTACAGCCATTTCACTATCATCCAAAAACGCCCAGCTTAGCCTGGATCAAGCAGCCAAGTTTGAGGCTGAAGCCATCAAGATGTTGGAAGAAGAACTCAACGTAGAGTTAGAATCCAAGCGGCACGGAACTTATACAACGGCTTTATCTACGGCCATCCCGGGGACGCTTGGGTATATGAAAGCTCGTTTCGCCCTGGAAGCGCCACTGGGTCTGCGTCTGTCTGACTCAGAGTTGACCCGATTTATCAACCAAAGCGAAGAGCAGTGCATGCGGATGGGTACTTTTGTAGGCACGATCAAAACTTACACCCTGACAATCGACCAGAAGGATGGGCTTGTTTACGTGCCGAACGACGTAGAAGCCATTCTCGGAGCAACCTTTAATGGATCTCCGATCCCTGTGTATGACGAGTTTTATGATTTCAAGGAAAACGGACCTGGCTACCAACAGACCGAGATCGATACCTACAACACCCAGAACCTAACAGCTTCTCCTTGCCTGATTGCAAGAGGAGAGACCCGGATCGATAACGTCCAGTACCGCGCATACTTCATTCGAGGAAATTGGGCCAACAGTTCTTATGTCCGTCTTCTGGTCAAGAAGCGTCCAGTCTACAAGACCTTGGATAGCGATGTGATGAGCATCAAAAACTACCCAGCTATTTTCAATATGGCCTTGGCTGCTTTGACCATGACAAGCAATGCCGAGCAGTCAGTTATGCACGAGCAAAAGGCGCTACTACTTCTCCGTGATGAGTTGCGGGAATCCAAGTCAGGAGAGCACCACTCGATCCGCGTTCAGGCTGAGAACTTCGCCCTCGGCGGCGTTATCCCGATCATATGAGCGAGGTTATCGCCCCGGTAAACGTTATCGGGGACTCCGCGATTGGCGTTGCGTCAACCGTCACAAGCGGGGAGACAGTCACTCCGGTCACAGTAATTGGAAGTTCTGCAATAGGTGGCAGTGCTTCGGTTGATAGCGGCGATATCGCGGTTGTGGCTGGCAATCTTTCAGCCATTGATATTGTTTCCAACAATATCGCCAGCGTTGTAACGGATGCGAACAACATAACTTCAATCAACACTGTCGCGGCGAGCAACACGCAGGTCGTAAACGTTTCGGATAACATGACCAAGGTTCAAACCGTTTATGACAAGCTCGGCGAGCTAAACCGGTACTACACAACTTTCTTGGGGACTAGCGCAACAGACCCAACTCTTCGCCTGGACGGATCGGCAGTTCAAACAGGGGACTTGTACTACTCGACCTCAATGCCAGGGATGAAGGTAAAGACAGCTACGGGGTGGGAGGCGTCTGGCTCTGGCATCTCAGGATCTTTTAAGTTTTCAGCTGGGTCAGCTGCAGCTCCATCCATTACAACTTTTGGGGACGAAGATACAGGAGTGTTTTTCCCAGCAGCCAATACAACGGCGCTTACAACGAACGGAGTCGAGCGTCTTCGAATTGGACCTACTGGAACAGTCACAATAGGGGGAGAGATTTCAGCTACGGGTGGACTAACTGGAAATGTTACTGGAAATGCTTCAACTGCTACAGCGCTAGCCACGGGAAGAACAATCGGAATGACGGGAGATGTTTCATACACATCAGCTGCGTTTAATGGTTCAGCTAATGTCACTGGAACTGCGACTTTAGCCACTACCGGGGTTACAGCTGGGAGTTACGGGAGCGTTGATTCCGCGACTTCTACTAACCGTATTCCGACTATTACAGTCGATACTAAGGGCAGAATAACCAATATTGGTACTGGCGTGATTTATAAAGTCCCAGCAGCTGGGATCGCTGATGGACTAGGCGCAGGTAGAACAATTGGGATGACTGGCGATGTTACTTACACATCGGCCGCGTTTGATGGCTCGGCTAATGTGACCGGGACAGCAACACTCGCTTCCACCGGGGTTACAGCGGGTAGCTACGGAAGCACCTCAGCTATTCCTTCCATTACGGTCGATGCTAAGGGAAGGGTTACTTCGATTTCAAATAACTCAATCACGGTAGCTGCTGGGGCCGTCGGGGGTGGAACTGATAGAATTTTCTGGGAGAATGATCAGGTTGTGACGACGAGCTACACACTAACTTCAAACAAGAACGCTGTGACTGCTGGTCCGATCACCGTAAACACAGGAGTCACAGTAACAATTCCGACAGGCGGGGTTTGGACGGTGGTTTAATATGCCTATCTCAATTGATGGAGCTGGGGTGATAACTGGTCTATCCGGCGGAGGCTTGCCCGATGGCAGTATTCATACAGCTGACATTGCGGACAGCGCAATCACAACTGCAAAGATTGCTGCCGGTGCAGTTATCCCAGCCGATCTCGCGCAACCAATGACACTTATGACTGGTGTTGCGGCAAGCACTACCTCTGTTGTTTATACCGGCATTCCTAGTTGGGCTAAAAGAATAACAATCATGTTTTACGAAATATCCATCACAGGAGCCAACCATATTCTTGTTCGCTTGGGGACTTCGAGCGGTTTCGAACAAACAGGATATAAATCGCAAATGTCAGTCACTAACGTAGGCAGCGCGACCGCAAATAGTACGATAGGCTTTATAATGCACTGGCCAGAAGCTACTTCTCTTTCTAACGGCACAATGACAATTAGTCATATGGGGAGCAACGTGTGGACATCCTCAGGTACTTACGCGTGGACCGGCAGTACGAACTCTACAATTATGTCTGGTGGGTCAAAAGTTCTTACGACGGGTGTTTTAGATCGAGTTCAAATTCTATCTGCGAATGGATCGGATACATTCGACTCCGGCTCCGTCAACGTAATGTACGAAGGATAATTATGAGCCTACTCAAAGCCAACTCAGTTCAAATCGGTCAGTCAGCAACAGCCACCCAGAACTTTACCCTCTCCGTCCCATCCTCACCCGATGGCACGATCAAGCTGGCTAGGGGCAATAGCGGTTCGACCACGGCGGATATTCTAACCGTAGACGCAAGCGGGAATGTTACGACTACGCTTGCCAATGGGATTGTTACACCAGCCAAGCTGTCGCAACCGCTAACGCAAGCAACTGCCCAAAACCCAACAAGCAACTCCGTTGACTTTTCTGGAATACCAAGCTGGGCCAAAAAAATAACATTTACATATGCTGCGCTAAGTACGTCTGGGGCGAATGGAAACTTTCCGCAGATTCAACTTGGTACGTCTTCCGGGATACAGACATCTGGGTATGTTGGTTTTACATGGCTCGGTAACACAAATAACTCAACTCATTCGACTGGATTTCTTTTGACTGCTGTTGGTTATAGTGGAAGCCAGTCTCTCTATGGTCATGCTATGATAACAAATCTTTTAGGGAATACATGGGTATTCTCTACAATGTCTGGGAACATAGTTGGGTCTACGGCATCGGTCGGTGGGGGCAGTGTTACACTGTCGGCTGCATTAACTACATTGAGACTAACAACTGGAGGCGGAGACATATTCGACGCTGGGACTGTTAATATCATATACGAAGGATAACTATGCCAACAACAATCCACGGAACTAACGGAATCACCTTCAACGATGGCTCAACGCAGACCACTCGTTCTGCGGTTGGTTTCCGCAATCGAATTATCAATGGTACAATGGTAGTTGATCAAAGACGTGCTGGCGCTGCTGGGTATGCTTCAAACAGTTCTCTTTATACTAGTTCCGATAGATGGGCTTCTTTAACGGCGGCTATCGGTCCAATAGTTTGGACACACCAGAGAGTCTTAACTGGGGATACTGATTTTCCATTTGCTTCAAGACTACAAAGAAACTCTGGCACTACAAACGTGGGGGAGGCTCTCATCACTCAAGTTATTGAGTCTACAAATTGTAGGGATCTAGCGGGCCAAACAGCGACCTTGTCATTTTACGCTCTCAGGGGCGCTGACTTTTCTCCAACCTCATCACTGTTAACCGCTCAAGTTAGTTTTGGATCTGGAAATGATCAGGGTTTAGTCAGCGGAACTTTTGGGAGTTGGACATCGCAAACATTCGTCACTCTTCCCGTA